CATATCGTCGGGGCCCTCCTCGCCACCGTCCCACATCTCAGGAGCTGAAGGCGGCGCCATGTTCGTCTTGCCCGGGTTCATGAACGCCTCCAGGCCAGGCTCCTCATCCATCTCGCGAAACGTCTGGGCAGGTGGCGGCCGACGAATCAGGGGCCGGACAGTCGGTGGTTTGCGTACAGGCACGGGGCGCTTCTCAGGACCCGAAATGGTAATCTCATCCATCAGGCGGCGTTCGTCGTCATTCAGATTTAGGGTCATTCCGGTGTCAACCGACAAGTCCATTCTGACTATATTAAAGAAAGGAACTTCTAGGCTTTAACGCAGTCTTTTTTCCCAGTCTATGGTAAAATGAAGGCGACCAAGATTGTGATCATCGCCCTCCTGCTCCTCATTCTCTTCCAGGTGACCATGGGTCGTAGCGTGAGCCGCATGTCCATGCTGGACACGACTCAGGGCTCGATGGCTGCATCTGGTCCTTCCAGCATCTTTGACCTGAAGCACAAGCTGGGTTGCGTTGCAGGTGGGTTCAACCCCAACTCGTCGTACTACTCCAAGAGCCTGACGCCTGGCGGCTTTTGCGGCGACGAAGACTGGGTTCGCAACCAGCAGCGCGATTTCGAGATCAAGGGTGGCATTGGTGGCTCTCTACTGTCCAAGTAACGGTCCTATGGTTGTCCATCGCACTCCCAAGGAGAAACGTTTCTCAGTATAGTCACCCCCCACCTGCTCATTGATCTCTATAAACTTCGAGGATCTCTTTGATCACGGGATGGCGAATGATATCCTCTTCAGTAAACTGGATACTCTTGATCATCTCAGACGAGGCGTTCAATCGGGTCAAAAAATCAATCAGACCGTTTTGGTCATAGCCACGATCGTGCTGCGCAGGATCACCGGTTACGACCAACTTGGAACCCTCGCCGATACGTGTGAGGACCATACGCATCTGGGACGGCGTCGAGTTTTGCATCTCATCGGCGATGATCCACGCGTCGTCAAACGTCCGGCCGCGCATGTACGCCAGAGGACACACCTCGACGTTACCGTGTCTGCGCAGTCGGTCAATGTCGTTCGGGGTGTAGAAGCGGCGGAGCGAATCAAACACCGGTCGAGTCCACGGGTCCATCTTCTCGTCGATCGTACCTGGGAGGTAACCATGTTGCTCGTCGACCGAAACTGCCGGGCGAGTCACGATGAGTCTCTGGACCTTGCCCATAGCCAGCTGCTGAGCGCCAGCACTGCAAGCAAGGAGAGTTTTCCCGGTTCCGGCGGGCCCCGAAGCAAAGACAACGGGGACGCTGGGTGCATTGAGAAGCGTCAAGAAAGCCTTTTGGGTCAGTGTACGCGGGGCGAAGCTCATATACGAAAAAGACGCCTAATGCTTAAGTAGCGTGACGGGGCTGAATAAAATCAATGTAGTAGTATGTTGCTCATTGGAGTGTCTGACGATACAAAAAACAATCCGATCATGTTCACTCCGTGGTCATTGATACATGTGATATCCGGTATCATGTTTGCGCTGCTTACTCGAAATGTACCATTCGGACGATCATTCGCCCTCTTTTTCATTCTGCACGGTCTCTATGAACTAAAAGATGTGAGCACGGGTGATATTAATTCAGTTCCAAACAGTATAGGTGATCAAATATTGGGTACATGCGGATTTCTACTAGGGCGAACCCTTGAAACACAAAAATTGATAATTATTTCATTAATTCTTTTTGGCATATTTTTGAACCCTTTATTTTCCAAGAATGGTGAAACCTCAAAGGTGTGGAAATTGTGGACTTCCAGGTCATAAACGTTATGAGCTCATACACGTCAAGGATGAGGCTCTTCAACAAGTGGAGAGTTCCAAATGGCCCCGGTACACACTATCTCATGGATGGCGGGATTCTCGACGTGCCGTACAAAGACACGGAGGCGTTCTTTGTCGAGTACCTCGCAGCCTTGCGCCGTGGACACAAAGTGTACGTCGTCGAGCAAAAGACGGACGTTTTCAAGTTTTTCGTCGATCTTGATTGGCGTGCCGATGCACCCCTTGAAGACAGCGTACTGCTCGACATTCTCGAAAAGATGTGCACGGTTGTCCAAGGGCGATGTATCGTGTCGCGGCCACCCGTGCGCACCGAGGAGGATGGTCGAATAAAATCGGGCGTTCACATTCACTGGCCAGAGACGCTCGTGACACGTGCCGAGGCGCTCGCGTTTCGAACACGCATTCTGCTCGAGATGGATGACGACCCAGAGTGGAATGAGCGTATCGACTCGAGCGTCTATGGCGGGTCGGGCCTACGTATGATCGGCTCGCACAAGATGCCGACGGGTGATCCGTACGTCCCGTGGACACCCGGTGCCCGTGAGGACATTACGATCGATCAACTCAAAGACTACTCGATCAGGGCAAAGGAGGAGGAGACTCAATCGACTGTCGCCGAGGTGCTCAACCACGGGCCGCTCGAGGCGTACATACGCAAGTACATTCCTGGTCAGGAGTACATGCGTGTCAAGCGCATCGGTCGCAAGGGCAAGGAGGCGCTGTGGGTTCAGACGGACTCCAAGTACTGCGAAAATGTCAAGACGGAGCACAAGTCGAATCACGTCTGGTTTTCAGTCTACGGTGATACAATCTGTCAGCGGTGTCACGACGAGGACTGTAACGGTTTCGTCGGTCGGGAGTTTATTCTTTCTCCGAGCATAGTAGAGGAACTTTCCAGCAATGTTGCTGTGGATCGTTCTACTTTTGTGTCTATTCGCGATCTTGTTCCCGGGCACTGGTTTCCCCAAGACCCTAGCGAACCGGTACGAGAGACTGGTGCACCCATACTCGGGTCTCGACCCCGAAACGTGGCGCGAGTTCAAAATAAACATTCGCGCGTACGAGCGGGAACAGGACGTGGAGCTGGCCGCAAGACAGCTGTACGCGGCGGTGGAGAATGTCCGTAACCTCGGTCTTTCGATTCAGCGCGCCGATGATCACGAACACCAAGAGAAGCTCGACGACATTGCCAGTCGACTCGGCGTTGAAGGTGAGTACGAGCTGTTCGCTGCAGCGAAGCGAAAGGGTGTTTATTTTTTTCCAAAGTACTTAAACGAGACGGTCGATGATTCACCAGGGAATGCCACCAAAGACACCCGTCGTGGCGGCACCGTCGGCGACCCCGGAGTCCACTTCCCCGCCCCAAGGCAACGTGGAGACACCGGCCCTCCCCCAACTGAGGACGCGTTCTGGGCGGATCGTGAAACCACCGGAGCGGTGGTCTCCACAGGAGCGGTGCGAGGATGATTACGCCTCGGACGAGTATGACTCGGACGAGTCTTCCCTGCACACGTCCGACGACGAGTGTGATTCGGAGGATATCTCGAGCGAGTCGGATGCGGATGAGGATGGCAATCTTGCCGGTTTTGTAGTTAAAAGTGACGATGAAGATATAGACAGTGATGTTTCAGCCTCCGGAGGAGATGGATCCGAGATCGACTCCGGTGATGAATGAGCAGCAGCAGCTCCGTGAGGAGTATTACCTTCCACCGCAGATACAGAAGCACGACGAGTTTCTCGAGAGTGTCTCGAAGCAGACGCTGGTACTCGTGTTTGCGGCATTTTTCATCGGGCTTTTGCTCGGCAAATCTATGACGCCTGTTGTACTCAGGCAATAAGTTCCTGTAACTCAGTTGGTTAGAGTGCGAGTCTTATGAGAAATGCACTGCATTTCAGATCAGAGAGCTCGACGTCGCGGGTTCGATCCCCGCCAGGAACATTCTGACCCTATGGCCTAATCGGATAAGGCGTGAGACTTCTAATCTCGAGACTGCGGGTTCGAATCCCGCTAGGGTCTTTTACAACTGTGTACCTATAAAGGGAATGCTGCGCGAGGTGGTTGTCGGCAAGTATTCGGCCGTCTCTGACACGACAGCCACGTTGCTCTCGGATGCCGGGATGACCGTCATGGGAGCAATGCCGGCTGAAGACTCGAGGCCGACAAAGTCACCATAAAGATCGTTTGACGCAGAGACGTTCGCAAACGCATCCTCCTGAAAATACCCCGTGAGTGGGTGTTCACGCATGTTGAGCCAACCGGCTGCATCCTTGAACACTTCCGTCTGATCCTGTGGCTGTTCTTTCACGTCTTCTACAAACGGCAAGACTGTGTTTTCGTCACGGGGTGGCGCGTAGCAACTCTTTTTTGGCCTGGTCATAAGAACCAGTACCGTCAGCACTAGAACGGCGAGGCCGAGCCATATCGTCCACTTCATCTACCAATCGGCAGAGAATTTACTTGAGCAGGTTCGGGGTTGAATCCGAACCGATAGGTGCCGGTGGATCGATGGGACCAATGGCCGGTGGAGCCTCTGCCGCAGCCAGACGCTCCTTCTCCAGCTCCTCGCGGCGCTTGACAATCTCGGCCGCGATACGTACATCCGCCTTGGCCACCAGCTCCTGCATGTCCGCCTCGGGAAACTCCTTCTTGAGCTCGTCGATGAGCTCCGCCGGGTGAGGAATCGGCGGTACATCCGGGCGGTTGTAAAACTTGGAGTTTTCATCCCCGGGCTCGATGAAGGGCGTCGGGCTCCCCTCGATCGGCTTGGCCATCATGTCGCGCTTGCGCTTCTCAAAGTGAGACGCCGCCTCACGCTGGTTCTGGCGGTACTTGGACATAATCTCCTCGAGCTTCTCGTTCTGGTAGTGCACGTCGTCAATCTGGTCACGGTCCGGCGGGATCAGCAGCCACTTGTACATGTCGACGACGTAAATGTCGACGAGCGCATCCTCCTTCTGCAGACGCTTGGCATGCGCAGCCGCCTCCTCCTTGGTCGGGAAGCACCCGCGAATCTTCATACCCAACTTCTCATTCTTCTGTGGCTGGTCAGGGCCGACGATCGAGATGAGTGCGTACACCTGGCCGGGCACAGTCAGGAAATCCTGCTCGAGCATGCCAGAAGACGCCATATAAACAGTAGAAGCGCTTTTGTTTTAAGTGAAAAACCGCAGGCGCGCGATGGAAACCCTTCGTCGTCTTCATAATCAGAAGAAACGTGAACTCATCCTGGGCATTGTACGCCCAGGTAACGTGGTGCTCGATTGTGGATGTGGACGCGGGGGCGACTGGCACAAGTGGAAGGTGGCTGGAGCGCATCGCGTAGTCGGCGTCGACCCTGACCAAGAGTCACTCGACGAGGCCCAGCGTCGTGCGACTGAAATGGGGTTCCCGGTCATCCTGTTTCGTGGGGATATTCGTGACATTCACATCAACAACTTTGACGTCGTCTGTTACAACTTTTCGATTCACTACATTGTCGAATCGCTCGGTGAATCGGCCAAGGCGATTGCCCGTGCCGTGAAGCCAGGGGGGTATCTCATCGGTATCACTCCCGACCGTGCACGTATCACAGAGTTCAAGTCACCGGATGCGCTCGGAAATACGATTGAGCAGATCGATCCTACACATGTTTCAGTCCGGCTCGTCGATGGGCCATTTTACGCCGATGGCGCGAAAACCGAACCGATGATTTCAAAGGGTCTTTTGGAACACGCTCTCGGTCCGTGGTTCAAACTTGAACGGTGGACGCCCATGCTAAACACCAGTACCGGTCTCATATCGGACATCTATTCGACATTTATTTTCAAGCGCAAAGAGTAGATATGAAGGTGAACTGGGTGGACATAGGGCTAATGAGCACTTTGCTCATCATGCTCATATGGGCCGTCACGTCAATTAAAGAGCCAAAGATGCTCACGGATGTACGGGAGCGCTATGACATTCTTTTGGCGCATCTACGCCAGACTCAACAGGTTGATCCACGTTTCGAAGTTCTTCGTCGACACGAACCATTGCTCACTGGCATTGACTCGACGCGCATGACGAACGGCACGATCGGGTACAATGTCAACAAGGGGTACGAGATATATATGTGTATCGATGCAGAGGGGTCTCTCGATGCAGCGATGCACGTGCTCATTCACGAGCTCGCACATATGACGGTTCCCGAGTATGATCACTCGGATGCGTACTGGCAAAATTTCAAGGACCTGCGTGAGTTGTGCAGGACGCTCGGTTTGCTCATCGAACATAGCGAGCCCATGACGTACTGCGGCGGTCAAATTACAGTCTAGGCCTGGTTCTTCAGAAACTTGAGTGCGAAAAAATACAGCGCCGCGACGAGCAGGGCTGTCACGGCCATGCCGGTCGTCGACAGATCGCCAGCCTCGGACATGAACTTGGGGATCGTGTCCGCAAGCTTGTCCTGGACGGGCTTGGAAAACGCCAAAAGTGCAGCGATACCTGCCACGGCCGCCTGGAACTGCTCATCCGTCAGTCCCAGAGGGTTGCCAGACTTCTTCGACGGCGTCGCACCAATCATACCCGGGCTCACGGCTGTCACGCGCTGGGTCGTCGGAGAGGTGTACGTTGCCGAGTTGACACCACCTGGTGAATCCTCGAACGAAGCGGATGGCATAACATCAGCGATGGAACTCGAGAAATCCATCATGTTATTATTCTGGTCAGAAGTTTTTTCGTCTTGGAAAAGCGGAATTGCACCAGGGCCAGCCGGCGGAACTTCGCCGCGTCCAACGGGTTCTGACCGAGTGTTTGAACCCATCTGACGATCGATCGACTGTGGCTGCTGGGGAGACTGATCATCGATCGTCGGGATGTACTGAATCATGGTAGAACCGCCTGAGCCGAAATCCATGTTCTCCATTGTCTCTCAGTGAGAGTCTTTTTAGCGGCGTGGAGCGCGTCTAACGGGTTTTATTCTTGAGCATATATATGAAGTTGTACAGAGGTAATTCCGGGGCAAATACAACGTTGGGAAACAGTCCAACGTATTTTGCGAGGACTCTGAAAAACGCAGAGTTGTATGGAACTGTACGGTCCTATGATCTGAAACGCGCCGTGAGTCTTTTCAATATGGGGAATGTGAATGAGGTGGCAAAGTTAATGTCACTTGCACCGCCGTCGATTTATAACGACATTGTACAGACATTTAACATTTCAAATGGAAACCAGGTGAAGCGTGCGTCGAATGCCGAACCAGACCGCAGAGTCGCTCGCTTTATATGCAGTCTGGGGTATGACGGATACACAGCCCCGCGTCTTTCACGGAAAAATGGAGGTGAATTCCATGCTGAAGTTGTTCTGTGTAAACCGCGCGATGTCCTGAGAAACACAAAACCTGAAATTCTCAGTCTCGTTCCTCCCCGTGCACCAACAAAGAAGCGACCTGCGAGACGTACCCCCAACAACAACTAGACCTTCTTGATCGTGAGGGCCGACGACCCCTTCTTAACGATAGGCGTCCCGGACGTGGATGCGAGACTCGGTGGGTGCTTCGGGTTGTAGTTTTTGGCGTGGTACTGCCACATGGCATCGGACCCAATACGGAACCCCGTGCGAATGGGCGCCTTGTAATAGAAGACGCAATCCTCGATCCGATTGGACTTGCTCGTATTGTCCAGCACCAGACATTCATAGTTCTCCGTGCAGGCGTTCATCACCTGGCAGAACATGTCGAACGTCGGAAAGACGCCAAAGAACGACTTGTACAGCCGCTCGCGATTCTGAATCACATTCTCGCGCAGGACAAACACGTAGTCGACGTTGGCACGCAGGTCGGGTGACAAGTCCATGCAATACTGCATCGTCAACATGAAAAACAGCTTCCAGTGTCGACCGTTCATGAAGCATTGCCGGATGCACGTGTCCTTCATGAACGCCTTGTCGTACATGCAATCGTCCATGAGCAAAAAGGCACCCGTCTTGCGCCCAGCACCGACGAGCGTACGTTGACGGGCGAGAACCTTTTCGATCGCCGACTTGTTGTAGTCGCCGTAGATGAACAAGTCCGGTACAAATTGTTTGTAGTAATGGTTACCGTCCTCCGTGCCTGACATGACGATCCCGACCGGCAAGTGCCGTTTGTAGTACATGATGTCAGTCACGAGTGTCGATTTGCCCGTACCGCGCTTGCCGATGAAGACGCACACCTTGTCGTCTGCAATCGTGCTCGGGTCAAACTTCCTGAGCTGGAGATTTGCAGCCATTCCTGGTACCATCGGGTATTTTTCCAGAGCGTGTAGGGCGCGCGCCGTAAAAAACCGTGCCTAGTGTTAGATGTCGAGCGCCAGCATTCGACTTGCGGCCCGTGGCGAGCAGGACTTGTGGCTCACAGGCACGCCCAAACAGACGTATTTTCTGGCACTGTATCGCAAACGTGAACCCTACGTTCTCGAATCGTACGAAGTTCCGTTCGACACGTCGAATGTGTTTTTCGGATCGACCGTGACGTGCACGCTCCCGACCAAAGGCGATCTCGTTCAAAAAATGACGCTCAAGTGCACCTTGCCCGCCCTCTTCTATCGCAAGCCCGGGTGGTGTTACCCCGTGACGTCGACGACATTTCAGCCGTACATCTATCTCCTCGATTCGTCAGGGAACGTTCTCGAAATTCTACAAGTTCGATCGAACCAACCGTTCTATTCATCGGCTGTTCTGACATGGGTACCGGTGTCCGCATACCTGACAGCCGTCGCGTACAACGGCGTCGATCGCCTGACGTATACGCTCGCTGCATCGGTTGCCCGTATCGGGTTTGTCGCGACAGAAACGTCCTTCTTTGGTTTCGATGATAAGCTCGGCACAAAGCTTGGCACGACCGGCATCGTCACGTACGCCGCAACGACGACCCTCCAGGCTCCATTCACGCTCGAGCAGAGCGGGTGGGTCCCGGGATTTACTCCGCCGGTCGGTCTGAGCTACATAGACTCGGTCGGTACATACGTCATTCGTACGGCAGAGTTTCTCGTCGGTGGTCAGACGGTCGACGTCGTCACGGGCGAGTACATTGACATTCGCCAGGATCTCGAGGTTCAGTACGAAAATCAGGCGGCTCTACTCCTGCTCAATGGCAAGGGGGACACGAGCGCGATTCAGTTGGCCCGGACATACTACGTCACCCTGCCGTTCACACCCGAAATGGCGCTTCCGATTCGTGATCTGTACAAGCAGGATGTCAAGGTGCGCGTGACGTTCGAGCAGTTTTCACGTCTGACGGCGACCGATGTCCCCTTGAGCGGCTATGGTTTTCTGAACAGCGCGTCGTCGACCGTGTCGTCCGTTCTTCCCGCCCTGTATTCCAACACGGCCGTGTTTGACGGCACGTACATCTACGTGTTTTCGTACAACATGTTCGGGCTCGTCAATCCGAGGGTACCGTTTGTAGCCCCGACGCTTCTTCAGATGGGTGACGTGAGTCCGAATGCCCAGTTTGAAGCGAGCTTCGTCATCAACGGCGAGGTGTTTGCGGTGTCGACCGATCAGTACATCGTGTCCGTCCCAGTCATCACCACCCAGACACTTTCGTCATTCCTGACGTCATCGTACGTCGTCTTCCCGGCTGGCATACCGCGCCGGGCTGCATGCACTGACGGGCGTTACATTTACGCTTACGCCGGGTCGAACGACTCTGCGGCTGCGTACAACACCGTGTATCGATTCGACACACAGAGTCTCGCGACTGATACGATCGACCTCAAGGTGACGGGTGTCGTCGCAGTCAACATCAATCTGCAGGTGGCACCGACGTTCGACGGCCGGTACGTCTACTTTGCCGACAAGTACCAAAACACGCTCATCATCCGGTACGATACGAACGCCGCATTCACAACAGCGGGTTCATGGACCGTGTTCAACTACAACTCGGTGCTCAGCCTCTCTCAGCAAAATCTGAGCGCCTCGACATTCGACGGCCGGTACGTCTACTGGTTGTCTGACGTGACCACGAGCCGATGGATCCGGTACGACACACGAGGCACGTTTGCAACCGCAGGCGCATGGCAAGTGTTTGATATCTCGACCGTCTATTCAGGTGCAACCACTGCGGGGTTCAAGTCACCGGTGTTTGACGGCCAGTACATCACGGTCAGTGGCAACGGCATCTTTTTGCGGTACAACACGGCGCTTTCGTTCACGACCGTGTCATCGTACGAATGGTTCAATTACACGACCGGCGCAACGTCCGCCGGTCCGCGAACAGCTGTGGTCACGTCGGGCGCGTTCAACATCAACGTGTTTGACGGCCGGTACATCTACAGCTTCCCGTACGGGACGCCAAACGTTCTCAGACAAGACACATCGGTTGCAATTACACCGTCGTCGCTCCAGGCGTCGATGATCATCGACTATGCGCGTCTGCCCGAGAGAAGCGAAATCAAGCCGCAGGAATTTATAGTTACACAGACGTCCCTGACCCAGTCACCGAACGCTCGCTTTGCGCTCGAGATTGCCGGTCCGGTCAAGGAGTTGTTCATGGTGAACCAGACGTTGACGACGTCGGGGCCCTACGTGTACAATCCACTGACCCCCATCGAGCTCAAATTCAACGACGAAAAGGTGTTTGACTGGACGGCTCGGCAGATTGAGCCGTTCCGGTTTCACTCGACAATGCCGCAGCGCACCATGAGTCTCGTTTCATTTTCACAGGATCCGGAATCCAACACGCGCATCGCCGGGAGCGTCAACCTCGCTCGCATGCGTGACATTCAAGTGTCTGTCGGTGCATCGGCAAACACCGTGACGCGCGTGTACGCTCGGACGTACAACGTGTTCCGGGTCGAGAACGGTATCGGCGGACTGCGCTTCATGTCGCCGTCGTTCAAAACCATGTTCCAGCCGGACAATCGGTGGGTGTACACGTCGACTGCAACCATAGCCACCGTGGGTGCTCAGCCGTTGTCGGGCAACGTACTCGCGACGGTTGGTATCGGTGGGATCGGCGCGACGACCGGTACACTCGAGGCGTCGCCTACGACACCTCCCCAGAAGATTGTGTTTGATTCGTCGGGCAACTTTTACGTCGGCGGTACATTCCAGGGGAACGACATTCAGTTTGGAAACAGCCCACTCTTCACGTGGTATGGCGGTGCACCGGACAGCTATCTCGCCGTGTACGATCGAACATCGACGCTCGCAAGC